CCTTACGTCTGGGACTACCTACGTTCTAGACTACGTTCCACAGATCCTGAACTTCAAAAGAATCTATATATGCGTTGTACAGCCAACCCCGGCGGCGTCGGTGGATGGTGGGTTAAGAAAATGTACATCGACTCACGCACAGAAAACGAAGCGTTTCCTGCGTACGACATAGATACGATGAAGCCCTTTGTGTGGCCCAACGGTCACGAGAAGGCAGGTCAGCCGCTGTTCTACCGCAAGTTTGTTCCTGCACGGCTGACTGATAATCCCCACCTCATGGCTGACGGACAATACGAAGCCATGTTGCGTTCGCTCCCAGAAGTTGAGCGGAAGAGACTTCTAGAGGGGGATTGGGATGTGGCAGAGGGAGCGGCCTTCCCAGAGTTTTCACGAGTACGTCACGTTGTCGAACCTTTCGAATTACCTACCAATTGGCCTCGCATTAGAGCAGCGGACTATGGATATGCATCCCCGTCTGCAGTTCTTTGGGGTGCTATTGATTGGGATAATAATATTTGGGTCTATCGTGAGTTGTACGCAAAACACTTGACAGCGGAACAATTAGCTGATAAAATACTAGAAGCAGAGCAATTAGATCCGCTTCCTCACTACACAGTCCTAGATGCTTCGTGCTGGAACAAGACAGGTTTCGGCCCATCCATAGAAGAGACAATGATGCGGGTCGGTGTACGTTGGACACCATCAGACAGAAACCGTATTCAAGGTAAGATGGAAGTCCACAGAAGGTTAGCCGATGATCCGTACACAGAAGAACCACGCTTACGAGTATTTTCTACCTGCCAGCATACCATTAAGCAGCTTGCGGGAATACCTCTATCTAAGACGAATAGCGAAGACGTAGACACGAAGGCAGAGGATCACGCATACGACGCATTGCGTTATATGGTAATGACACGCATGAGTGGCTACGCATCTATACACCAACAACTAGGCGCAATCAAGAACCACGTCTATAAAGTTCAAGACGAAGTATTTGGATACTAATCGATGGCACTAACTGAAATAGAACTTGTTGAAAAGCTGAAAGCAGGTACAGCCACAGTTGAAGAGGCTATCGACTTTGCTAATTCAAGCGCAACCATTAGTGATAATGCAAAGAAAAGAATTGGTGCCCTTGTTTCAGGATTTAAAAAGATGGGTTTGGATATTACCATGCCCTACAAAGACCTGAAAAATGATGATGTAGCCCCCCTGTTTACAAAAGCAGGTAGTCCTACTAAAGAAAACCGTGCCCCTAACCTTCAAGCGTTAGAAAATCATCTAGAAAAACTATTTAATAAGTACGGAATATCTGGTATTAAAGAAAAAGTTCCGGGCAGCGACATTGAACAGGCAATGTATCCCAGACTTACGGGTGCAGGAACTGCAATTGGAACACAGCGTACAGGTATGGCAGGTGAGCGTCCTATGCGTGGTCTTCTTTCAATGGAAGACTTCACAAGGATATACGTTGAAGCTGTTCCTTTAATTGAAAACGAGTATGATCAAGCCACTGCTGATTTAATACGCTATCACGCGACAACATCAAACAGACCATCCCAGCTACAAAAATTAAAAAAGTCTGATGTAACTATATCAGGAAACACGATTACAGTTGCAGGTAAAAAGGTAACAAAAAACGACAAAAAAGGTCGTCCGTCCCTTAGTTTTGATCTAGATTCTCCTACTGGACAACTCTTAAAAAGAAATTTAGATTCATCCAAGTCTGAATTTTTATTTGATACTACCGATGCTAAATTTAATGATGCGTTTGCCAAACACATTACGCCTCGCCTTGAACCCTTCTCAGACATACTGCCTCTTGCAGAGGTAAAAGTCGAAGGACCAGACGGAATACAGCTTTCTCAAAAACCAGTTACTAGCCCCTCTGCTATTCGATCTATTGTTCCAAAGATTATGCTAGACCAATACAACGTTCCAGAGGGACTGGTACAGGGAATGATGGGACATGTCAATGATAGTATTCTCCGTAAAAACTATGCAGGTTTAGCCCCATCGACAGACATACCAAAGCTTCTTGAAAACCCCTCTAGCTTTGCAGTTGGGGACTTTGGCACCACAGAAAAGAACATAAACCTAGATCTTTTGTCTGATGAAGATAGGGCTGTGTTGATTCAAGAGCAAAAGGCAACTCTTCAAGCAGAAGAAAAAGCCCGTCAAGCAACTGCAACAGCTATTATAGCAGAAAAAGAAGCAGCAGCAATTAAGGCAAAAGCAGCAGTTACGCCAGAAGAAATTGAAGCTGCTTCACGTGTAGACGAAGCTGCTATTCGTCAGCAAGTAAGAGACAGAGAAGCCAAGAAGCGCATAGAGGCCGACGAACTCGCTAAAATAAAAGGCGAGTTAGATCTGACTGGCGATATAAGCGACGAAGGTAAGTCCCTATTCAAACGACTAGGGATGTTAGACGATGAAACCAAGCTTGGAATTGGTATAGGTGCAACAGGCGCAGGACTTACTGCGATAGGTGTTATAGCAGCCCCCGACAAGGCACAAGCTGCATCTGAAGTTGCACGAGACGTTGCTATAGACGTAGCGGGAGAAGCCGGACTAAAGAGCATAGTCGGTAGAACTATTGCAGGAAGAGTTCCCGTTGCAGATCTTTTAATACCTAGTGCTAGTATGGCTGATCAAGAATTACAGGCTGGTGATCGCCCAGCTACCCAAGAAGAACTTATGTCTCAGGTGAGACAGCGTGAAGCCGAAAGAGCGGCAATGCGCGAACGCGAAGCAACCGCCGAAGCAGCGATGCAACAAGGCGATAGCTTTATGACTATGCAACCCTAAATAACAGGAGAGAACCATGAACCTCAACATGGGTGAAGCTTACATCACAGGCTCTGACAAGGAATCTGTAGACGACCAAAAAGGCGTTAACAAGCTGTACCGCGAAGGTTTGGAATTCGACACTAAGGCAAAGCAAGGTGTACTCACCGAAGACATGCCTAAGAAGATGACCAAAACCGCTGTTGATCCTTCAGTGATGAAGATGGCAGAAGAACGCGACTACTAAGGAACCGACATGTCCGACGATTATCTCCAACCTGATGACGAGGCTGCAGTACCCGTAATTGATCCCGAAGGGGACATGCCGGGTCTAGCAGGTTACGTTCGTGCTCGTTTCGAAGACGCAGAAAACGGACGCTATTCCTACGAGCAGCGTTGGTTACAAGCGTACAAAAACTTTAGAGGCATCTACGATTCTACGACCAAGTATCGTGACACAGAACGTTCGAAGGTATTCATCAAGATTACCAAAACGAAAGTTCTTGCTGCGTACGGACAGATTGTAGATATCCTATTTGCCAACAAGAAGTTTCCGCTTGTCGTCGAATCTACTCCGATGCCAGAAGGTATCGTGGAATTCGCACACATGGCTACCCCTTTGGATCAAGCACAACAGCAAGATCCGTATGGGTACGAAGGTGACGGACGGGAATTACCACCCGGAGCACGTGAAGCCACAGCACCTAGTATGGGTGCGTACGGCGAACAATTTGGTGGTGCCCTAGTTCCCGGTAAAGCAAAGGTCGGTGAGCCGCAAGTTGAACCTGCAAAAGAACAGGCGCGGCGGATGGAAAAGTGCATCCACGATCAACTTCTTGATACTAACGCCATCAACGTATTCCGTAAAGCAATTTTCGAATCTGCTTTGTTGGGTACGGGCGTCATCAAAGGGCCGTTTAACTTCTACAAGCGAGTTCACAAGTGGGTAAAAGACGAAGATGGTAATCGTGAGTACGAGCCGTATGAAAAGGTGGTTCCTCGCATCGAGTCGGTTTCAGTGTGGGACTTCTTCCCTGATCCGGCAGGTACATCTCTCGACGATTGCGAATACGTAATTCAACGTCACCGGATGAACCGTCAACAGCTTCGCAGCTTGATCATGCGTCCTCATTTCGATGCTCTTGCTATCGAAGAAACCCTTGCAAAAGGGCCAAACTACGAGGACAAGTATTACGAAGATACAATTCGTGAAGATGAAACTGAGCCGTACTACCAAGAAAACCGCTTCGAAGTCTTAGAATATTGGGGCACCCTAGATGCTAAGATGGCTAACGAAGCAGGTATGGAAGGCGCAGAAGACCTAAACGAGTTCGATCAGGTACAGGTTAACGTGTGGGTGTGCGGCACAAAGATTATTCGTTGTGTCTTGAACCCCTTCACACCAGCCCGTATTCCATTCCAGTCGTTCCCATTCGAAATCAACCCGTACCAGTTGTGGGGTGTTGGTGTCGCTGAGAACATGGAAGATGCACAGATGCTGATGAATGGTCACGTTCGGATGGCAATCGATAACCTTGCTCTTGCTGGCAACCTAGTCTTCGATGTGGATGAGGCAAGCTTGGTTCCCGGACAGAACATGGATATTTTCCCCGGCAAGATCTTCCGTCGTCAGTCGGGTGTATCAGGCACAGCTATCAACGGCCTGAAGTTTCCGAATACGGCACCTGAAAACATTCAGATGTATCAGATCAGCCGACAGCTTGCAGACGAAGAAACGGGTATCCCGTCAATTATGCACGGACAGACTGGTGTAACCGGAACTGGACGTACAGCAGCAGGACTATCTATGTTGATGGGTTCTGCAGGTCTATCGATGAAGACCGTAATCAAGAACATCGACGATTACCTCTTGAAGCCTATCGGTGAAGCATACTTCCAATGGAACATGCAATTCAACGACAAGGTTGAGGATATCGAAGGCGACTTGGAAATCAAGCCACGCGGTGTAGCTGCTGTTATGCAAAAAGAAGTACGCAGCCAACGCCTCACAGCCCTTCTCCAAACTGTCGCTAACCCAATGCTCGCTCCGTTTATCAAGATACCAAACTTGATGAAAGAACTTGCAATCTCACAGGATATCGATCCAGATAGCCTAGTCAACGACCAGAACGAAGCCCAAATTTACGCTCAAATGTTACAAGGGATGATGCAAAATGCTCAACAAGCAGCAAGCCCAGAAACTGGCCCCGGTGGTCCACAGCAAGGAATGGCCCCTGCTGGTGGAGTATCTGGGGGAGTTGAGGGAACTGATGGTTCGGGGAGTGGTAATGGCACAATCGGAGTCGGAACTGCGCCAAGTGCAGGGGAAGCTGGCTTTACTGGA